CTGTTAAAAAGCCAGTAGTTAAAAAGCCAACAACTACAAATACAACAGTGGTTAAAGAATTTGACGAATCAACTGATGAATTAAACCGAATCTTACATATTATGAATCACAGAAGATAAGGGTAAATTGCTTATCAAAAACCTCACTTAAAAGGTGAGGTTTACCATATAAGGCATAAATACATTGACATTTTGAAATAGTAATGCTATACTATCTCTAATGTTAGTTACTTCATTCGGAAGTAGCGACTATAAAAAGAGACCATCTCAATTAACTTAAGGAAATATTATTATGGCAACTTCACTAGCAGACATTCGTGCCCGTATCGCGGCACAAGACAATAAAACAAAATCCGGAACATCAACTCAAAGTGATAATTCAATTTATCCACATTGGAATGCAGATGAAGGTTCAACCGCAACTATTCGGTTTTTACCAGACGGTAACTCAAGTAATACTTATTTTTGGGTTGAAAAACAAATCATCAAATTGCCATTCAATGGTGTAAAGGGTGATACTAACATGAAACAAGTTCAGGTACAAGTTCCTTGTGTGGAAATGTATGGACCTGAATTTACTTGCCCAGTGTTAGCAGAAGTTCGTCCATGGTATAAAGACGAAACTTTAAAAGAAATGGCAAATAAATATTGGAAAAAACGTACTTATTTGTTTCAAGGTTTTGTCCGAGGCAATCCAATGGCTGATGATAAAGCACCAACAAATCCTATTCGTAGATTTGTTATTTCTCCGCAAATCTTTACTATCATCAAATCAAGTTTGATGGATCCTGAAATGGAAGAATTGCCAACTGACTATATGCGTGGACTTGATTTGAATATTAAGAAAACTGCAAAAGGTGGTTATGCTGATTATTCTACTAGTACTTGGGCTCGTAAAGAAAGTGCATTAACTTCTGTGGAACAAGCAGCAATTGAAACTAATGGCTTATTCAATCTTACTGATTTCTTACCCAAGAAACCAAATGATGCTGAATTGAAAATCATCAAGGAAATGTTTGAGGCATCAGTAGATGGTAAACCATATGACTTGGAACGATGGGGTTCATATTATCGTCCATGGGGATTGGATGCCCCGGGCGGCGCATCTACTGAGAATGCAGTAACTAAAATTATTGCTGATATTAAATCAACACCCTCAGTAACACCTGAACCCTGGGAAGATACAACTCCAATTGTACTGCCTAAAACAGCAGTATCCGGTGACAAAGCAAGTGATATCCTAGCAATGATTCGTGCTAGACAGACAAAACCTGCTTAAGTAAAATACGGCTTGGGCCTCTGCGGATTAATCTCCGTACGCTCAGGTTATCCTATAGGAGAATAACAATGACAATGCCTGATGAAAGATATCGTGCTATTAAACACGGTAAAAAATTATTAGAAGAATTATGCGACCCAGGTAGAACTCCCAGAGTACCTAGTATGGTTAGAGACCGGGCTAGAGGCGTACTTAGACATTACCCAAGTGATTGGGATATAGATACTATGGCTGAAAAATGTCCCGATATGCTTGACAAACAGCCAACTAGTATATATAATACAAATTATAAATGAAGGAACATATATGGCTAAACCGTTTGACATATCAAAATTTAGGAAAGAAATTACTAAAAGTATTGAAGGACTTTCAATAGGATACAATGACCCAACAGATTGGGTTTCAACTGGCAACTTTGGCTTAAACTATTTGATATCAGGTGACTTTAACAAAGGTGTACCTCTTGGTAAGGTTACTGTTTTTGCCGGAGAGTCTGGATCAGGAAAATCATTTATCTGCTCTGGAAATCTTGTTAGGCACGCACAGCAACAAGGAATCTACGTTGTCTTAATTGACAGCGAAAACGCATTAGATGAAAAATGGCTACACGCATTGGGAGTAGATACAAGCGAAACTAAATTGCTTAAACTTAATATGGCTATGATTGATGATGTGGGTAAAACTATATCAGAATTTATGAAGTCATATAAAGCACTGCCAGAAACAGACAAACCAAAAGTATTGTTTATTATTGATAGTCTTGGTATGCTATTGACTCCAACTGACGTTAATCAGTTTGAAGCAGGTGACATGAAAGGTGATATGGGTCGTAAGCCTAAAGCACTAACCGCACTTGTTCGCAACTGTGTTAATATGTTAGGTAGTCACAACGTAGGATTGGTTGCCACGAATCACACATACGCAAGTCAAGATATGTTTGATCCAGATGATAAAATCTCCGGCGGTCAAGGATTTGTGTACGCAAGTTCAATTGTGGTTGCTATGAAAAAACTCAAACTCAAAGAAGATGCAGATGGTAACAAGGTTCCTGAAGTAAATGGTATCCGCGCTGCTTGTAAGATTATGAAAACTCGCTATGCAAAACCGTTTGAAACTATTCAAGTTAAGATTCCATATGAAACAGGGATGAGTCCTTATAGTGGATTAACCGATATGTTTGAGAAATCGGGAAACTTGAAGAAAGAAGGTAACAGTTTAGTATACACTACTGAAGATGGTGAAATTCTTAAATCATTTCGTAAGGGATGGGAAGCAAACAAAGACGGGATCCTAGATAAAGTCATGCTAGAATATACTGGAAAAACTAAAAAAGTGATAAGTAATGTAACACCTGAGGAAGAGAGTACAGAATGAATTTAGATTTCGTAGCGGAAGTATGGGATACATTACGTAGCCATGTAGATTTGCATGATAGGTCAGAAGCAGCAGATTCTTTAATTAATTTATTAATTGATAATAATTATGAAGCCGATGATATTAAAGAATCCTTTAAGGGAGATAAAGATATTATTGGTGCATTAAAATATTATGCTGAACAACATGACCAAGAAGAAGACTATGAAGAAGACACTGATGAAGACATGGATGAATGGAATTAAATGACTTGGTACACTCGTGTCAGTTCAGATCTGGCAGAACTCCCAGACTTCATTGCTGCATATGAATCAGAATTGTTATTAGGTAAGTACGATGTTAAAATCAATGGCAATATTGAAAAAAACGTTGCAGCATTACCGGGTATTACTGAACATAGATTTAATCAACTTCAGGAAATTGAAGCCGTATTAAATCTATTAAATATAAAATTACGAAAAATACGTAGGACTCATTTTCAAAAATATTTAGAGGCATATCAACGTGCCTTAACTAGTCGTGATGCTGAAAAATATGTTGACGGTGAAGAAGAAGTTATAAACTTTGAAACTCTAATCAACGAAGTGGCTTTACTTAGAAATAAATATTTAGGAATAATAAAAGGGTTAGAGTCAAAAAATTTCATGTTAGGTCATGTGGTTCGTTTACGAACTGCCGGAATGGAAGATATTTCAATTGGATAATTTATGTCAAATATAACAACTATTCACCGCGGCCTTGATGCCGCTCAGATTCACCGTGGCCTTCATGCCGCTCAGACAACAATGGCAGTAGGCAATAGCAATACAATATTGACTACTACTGGTTATACTAAAATCTCAAAATCACCAACCGTTACAATAACCGGTAATGGATCGAATATTGGGTTAACTTGGCATGACGATTTAAAAGTTCCTCGGAACAAACATATTACTCACTTATCTGGTCTATCATCAACTGTTGATATGCTGGCAATTAGTGTAGCATGGAAACGTTTACGAGACAGTAATGAGGTATATCAGACTGTATCGTCATTGTTAGATGAATCATTGTTTGATGCTGTAACTCCTGAAGACTTAACTTTAGCAGAGTCTATTAGAATTTATTATCAACAAAAATTAATTAAGTTACGTTTATTGGATAATAGGAAACTATCTAAGTTTAGAGCAGACTTGTCAATTTATATTAACGGACCAGGTACGACATTTAACGAATCTGATTTACCAATGATATACAGATTGCCTGAATTTTATGAATATGATATTTCACTTGATCGCATTAAACAAGTGGTAAAGATGCATATGCCGATTAAATCAGTATTTGGGGCAACTAATATTGCAATTACTAAAACATTAATTCCCATCAAATATTTAACTAGGTCGGTAAAAAAAGTAAAAATACATGAATATTGGTTAAAAGATGAACAAGATTTTTTGCACTTAATTGCAATTGGACACGATAACGCATTGCAACATATTTGGGACAAAGAGTTCAGTAAAGAGATATTATCAATTCAGGCGTTTTTTTCATTGGCAAATCAAGATGATTTTCAATATTTTAAACCATTAAAGTGGAAATTATTATAAATGTTATATGTTATTGAGTAATCAAGATAGACTTTACTATAGTTGTTATGTGGATAAATATTAGTTTGTGAAAGGAACAAAAAATATGGAAATTATGAATAAACTATTTTCAACAGCAAGCAGTGGCATTAGCCAAATCGTAGACCTAGGTATTAAATTACTGGCTATGGGAGTAGTGTTACAACTTATATTTGGTGCAGCCGTACCTTTTCTAGGTATAGACATTCTTGCTAATGTTATAAAATTCGTAGCCGCACTTGGTAGCCAAGGCTTAGTAGGCTTGGTCGCCTTAGGAGTTCTATTTTGGTCATTTGATAAAAACAAAGCCTAATTTTACGACAGTCAACCTTTAACCCGCTTCGGCGGGTTTTTTAATGCTTGACATTAAATCAAAAACCTGTTATAATAGAGTCTTATTCAGTCAACAACAGGAGTTTCAAATGGGTTATAAAGTTGTCGCAGACAAGTATCAGATGGATGAAATGCGTACCAAGTATGGTCCGCGTAAAGGCTTAGAAGGTCCATTCAACTTCTCTGGTCGTGTGTTGTATTATGACAACATAGAAGGACAGTACTATGATCCTACTACGGATTTCTATGTTGAGCAGTCTGAAATGGATATAATCCATCAGCGTATTGTTAACATTCTCAAGGCTTGACAATAAATAGTTTTGTGATATAATAGACTCTTAATCTTTTTACCAAAGTAGAGCATAATGAACGATCAAATTAAAGCATTGATGGACCAAACGCTGGATGAGAAATTTGCCGGCACCTGGTCCACAATGGACATGCAAGACCTGCAGAAATTTGCTGAACGGTTTGCTGAGAAGATTGTGAAAGAATGTGCTAAGGTCATATATGATACTGAACTTGAGTATAATGAGATTGATGCTATGCACCGAATTAGAGATAGTGTTAAACAACATTTCGGAGTTGAAGAATGAAACTTTCAGCGCACAGTAAAAACCGTCTACTGAATTCTTTCTCACTATGGGATGTTGACCAGGAATATAGCAAGAACATATCTGATTATTTGATCAATGGCTGGGATCCGGGCAGTTTTTACAGTGCAGTATTGGCTAATGACTTTGTGAGTGCTATGGCGTCAAGCCATCCGGGCAATAGAATAGATACACTGAAACGTCTAGCAGTTTGGATCGGTAATGTCATGCCCGGTCATGCCTGGGGCAGTCATGCTGCTGTTAAGTATTGGCTTGAATTAGGTGATGACCAGCGTAGAACTATTTTGGAACAATCTAACTTGATCTATTCTTCTAAAGAAGAAATGTGGTTGATCTTGAAAGATGAACCAACTGGCACCCCCTATTCCTTAGATTACGATCCAATATGAATGAAAAAATCAAACAACTGGCTGATCAGGCTCGGGTCTTAGCAGACGAATTTCAAGAACAATGGAAAGCTGGTCCCAGCAATGAAGAATTTTTTCAGGAAAAGTTCGCTGAGTTGATTATTCGGGAATGTGCTGAAGTTTGTTATGACCATAGCAATGCTGCAGGTGGTGTTGATACTCATTTTGGATACGGTTATAAAGATTGCGGAGATGACATTAAACGAAATTTTGGAGTTGAACTATGAGCAAGCGCATTGGACCCATCACCCTAGACGGTGAAACAGCAGATCGTATCACCCTGCTGAACTTGAAAGAGTACCGTAGCTATCTTACCAAAGAGTTAGCAGCCTGGCGTAAGAACCCTCGATCAGAAGATAACCCGTGGGGTCCATGGATGAACCCAGAAGATGTCACGGGCAATATACAGGCCATTTCAGCCCTTGACCTAATCATCAACCATTTTGGGAAAGAATAATGAACAAAAAATTAGATGAACTATTGTGCCAGCGGTATCCAAAGATGATGGTCAACCGAGAAAAGTCCATGATGGAAACCTGTATGTGTTGGGGCTTTGAATGCGGTGATGGTTGGTTCAATATTCTAGACCAGTTGATGGGTAATATCCAACATCACATTGATTGGAAAAATAGGAATGGTGAGGTAGTGCATCAAGTAACACTAGATCAAGTTAAAGAGAAGTTTGGTACATTACGATTCTACTACACCGGCGGTGATGACTATATTGACGGTATGGTAACTATGGCAGAAAGTATGAGTGGAGTTACGTGTGAAGAATGCGGCTTACCAGGTACGCAAACGCAAGGCGGTTGGATTAAAACTGCATGTGCAGCACATAGAGGGGAAAGTGAATGAACGAACGAATTCTAGAACTTGCTGAACAAGCTGGTATTGCTGTGTGGGGTGATTCGGTGTATATGTATCATCCAAGTGATACCTTGGACTCAACTGTCATGACAAAGTTTGCCGAGTTGATTGTGCAGGATTGTATTGATATTATTGCCCCATATACTGTTAGAATGAGTAGACCAGGCGAAGAATACCTACATCCTATTCAAGAGATTAAGAAAAATTTTGGAGTTAAGTAATGAACAATGATGAAGATCCGCAGCGAGAAAAAATCTTTGAACTTAACCAAGATATTATATATTTAAAAGGACAGATAACTTATCTGCAGGAACAATTAAGCAGCTTAGAAGATGACCGGGATAATAGAATTGATCGGTATGAAAAACAAGTTGCTGACCTTGAACAACAATTGGGCAATGCCCTATTTCGGAGTTGACGAATGAACGAAGAAATTAAATGTAAAACACATCCGGATGCCCCACATGGATTTGTAAGAAACGCATCACATATGGAAGATAGATATGTGTGTGAGTGTGAATATTGGGAGGAACCTAAAGTGAATGAACGAATTTATACACTTGCTAGAGAGGCTGGACTAATTGCACCCTACGGAAGTGATCGTGAAGGGTTGCGGGATTTTGATTACAGAATGTTCGCCCAGTTGATTGTAAAAGAATGTGCTCTTACTGCTGGGTTAATGGAGCATGAAGGACGTCGGGGTATTGGCGCACAAATATTAGATAATTTCGGAGTTGAAGAATGAACGAACGAATTAAACTACTTGCTGAACAGTCTAGAAAACATTATCCTGGCACAGAATTATCTGGCGAGTATTGGGTATTTGATGAACAACTGTTCGCCAAGTTGATTATCAAAGAATGCGTTGATATTGTTTCTGGCACAGCAGTAGATACACCTCCTAATGATTTATTCTATGGTTATAACTTGGGTGTGAACAAGGCAGCAGAAAATATAAAAGAACGTTTTGGAATTGAAGAATTAAGTCCGTTTAATACAGTAAATTCTTAATTAGAGGAAAAATAAAGATTGACATTAAATGATTTTGGGTGTATAATATATACTTAGACAGTTAATCAAAGGACATTATTATGAGGAAAATGGCTACTATTCGTAAGATTGATGCACTACGTCCTATCCCAGGTGCTGATGCAATTGAATGCGCCATTGTAGGTGGATGGACCTGCGTGGTAAAGAAGGATGAATTTAAGGCAGGTGATTTGGCAGTGTACTGTGAAATTGACTCTTGGATCCCATATGAGGTAGCACCCTTTCTATCAAGGGGAAACTTCCCTCACGTTTACAATGAAGTCAAAGGCGAACGTCTCCGTACCGTAAAATTGCGTGGCCAATTGAGCCAAGGGCTGTTGCTGCCACTCAGTGTTATTCCATTCGCATCGTACATTCCTGATGATGATGTTTCAGAACTACTTGGCATCACTAAGTACGAAGCACCAATCCCTGCAGCCTTGCAAGGAGAAATCAAAGGCATGTTCCCTTCACGTATTCCAAAGACTGATCAAGAGCGTATTCAAAACTTGTCAGTAGAGTTGGCAGAATGGTGTGCAGAAGGTCTAACTTGGGAAGTTACTGAAAAACTAGACGGGTCGTCAATGACGGTTTATGTTATTAACGGGGACGTTGGGGTTTGCTCACGCAATCTTGATCTCAAGCCAAACCCAGACAATTCACTGTGGCGTGCAGCATACAAGCATGATTTGCCTGCTAAGTTGGCTAACATTGGTCGCAATATTGCAGTCCAAGGGGAATTGATTGGCAATGGCATTCAAGGAAACATGTATAAAATGCGTGACCAAGACTTTTATGTTTACGACATTTACGACATTGACGCAGGACGTTACTTTACTCCTGCCGAACGTCGGGTGTTCAGCGATACACACGAATTGAATCACTGCCCTGTGATAGCACACTATGCTAATTTGCTAGATACTCTTGGGATTACCAATATGGATCAGATACTGAAGTTTGCTGAAGGTAAGAGTGTAATGGGCAACATTGTTAGTCCAGAGCGTGAAGGTCTTGTATTCAAGTGCAACGAAAAACAAGTGTCCTTCAAGTCAATTTCTAATGCTTTTCTCTTACGGGAGAAGTGAATGATGAACTACAAATTTATTGGTTGGAACAATCGTGATGGCGCCGACAAAGTTTGGGGTGTTATCTACATAGAAGATAGAACAAGAATTCGTCCTAAAGTATTAATTTTCTGGGGCCGTCGTGGTAAAAAACTTCAAACCAGAATAGATCGTGAAGGATGGGACTTAGATAAATTGATTAGAGAAAAATCAGAAAAAGGTTATAATCATATTGGTAATTATGAACTGGAAACAGTTTATCCAGAATTTCAAAATGATTTGGAAAAGACTACAATGTGGGCATTACTTAAGCTATGAACAACCTAGTATTCTTAATATCACCTATCCACATGTTGTGTAAGTATTAGAATTAGTATGACTTGGGATTTCTTTTGGGGATTTTTAGCAGGATACATAGTGTGTATTTTCTATATGGCATATCGTTCTAATATAGATTCTAGGACAACGACTGAATGAATGTAGAAAAAGAAACCATTTATCATTTCACTTGTAAAGAGTGCAAAGGTTGGTTTAGTATTGCTACAATGGAAAATTGGATACCAACTAAATTATATTGCCCGCATTGCGGTAAATTATCTAATTTTTTAGAAATGCAATTAGGAATCAAACAATGACACAGCACAGTGAAGAAGAACAATTAGTATATCGTGCCTGGCGTGACAGCGAAGCCTACCAAGTGCCTATGACTGAGGAAGGTGAAAAACTTGCCCAATCAAGATATTATGCATTTAAACGAGGCTGGGAATATGCCAAGTTTCACACCAAACATAATAATATTTTTATGAAAAGTCATCTTGAACATAATGCTGATGAGGGACAATTCTAATGTTAGTTGCATGTGGTTTAATTGCTGGATTTATTATTTGTTTTTTAATATGGGTAATATGGAATCGACTGTAAAATTTAGAATGTTTGGTTGGGTGCCAGATGGTACATATGAACATGCTGATCATTTAGTTAGATATGTTATAGTTGATGGGAATCCTATAATTACACTGACAAAATTATGGATAGATCAGGGCGGGCCCAAGGATATAGACCAATATTATACCCAACCATGGGGTACATTTCCCGTACTTCCCGTTAAAATAAAAAAAATATGATTACACAAAAATTAGAATTTATAAATTATTTAAAAGATAATTCTTCATTATTAGAAAAAGACCAATGGAAAAAACATACTAATCTATATACCATATGGAATAGGTATGTAGATTCAAATGATATCCGATATAAATTATGTAACGGAGATGTTGAAAAATTTGTAGATACAATATATTTCTTTATAGAAACTCATTTAAACGAGTTTTTAGGAATAATATATGACAATACCTTTTCAGATAAAACATTCAAGCCAATAGATAATGTTAAAGTTAATGGAAATGAAATTATTTTTAACAAATCAAATAATCCAGGATATTTTAGAAATATATGTTTTAAAGAAATAGTTATTTGTGGGGGTGATAATGATATTAATCTTTCAATTAAACAGGCTATTGTAAATACATTAAACGGAAAAGTTAGAAAAACCTTTTTTATGCCGTCATTTTTTGAAGATATTTATAATGGAAAAATATCATCAAATATGGTACTTACTTTTAATAAATCGTGTAAATTGGCATCTATATTTTCACCAAATATATATAGATATTTGTTAAAATGTTTGAAAAATCATTCGGCTAAATCTGATAGTATTTTGTTCGCAACTGCATCTTGGGGAGTGCCAGTTGTTGCCGTAAACAACTGCGGATACAAAACGGTTGATATAGTTGATGTACAGGCTGAGATTTTAAATAAATGCCATATTATTTGGGATGATATGGTTAAACAACAATCAAACATATTGGTTGATATAGATACATATGCTATTGAAACTTTTTGCACACCAAGTGAAAGTATGGACCAAATTATTAATAAAAAATATGACCATATAATTTCATGCCCACCCTATTATGATTTAGAAATTTATGGGGCAAGTGATAAACAATCAACTGACTTATATAAAACTTATCCAGAATGGTTGGAAAGTTATTGGAGAAAAACTGTTATTGCAAGTAAAAAGTTGTTAAACGAAAACGGCGTATTTGCTTTTATTATGGGTCATTATGTAAGATATCAATATATGGCTGAGGATATGGTTAAAATTGCAATACAGGAAGGATTTACCTTAATAGATGAAATTAAAATTATTCCTAAGAAAAAACCAAATAATATTTACCTAACTACAATAGAAAAATATGAAATTTGTTCCATATTCAAACTATAAAGTTATCCAAAATATATGTACAAAATAATAAAATTACTGTATAATAACATCTTACTTCTTAATTCTTAAAGGACATTGTCATGCATCTAAGTAAAATTAACAACACATTTCAACATAGAATCTCCGGCGGAAGTGAATATCTTTGGACTTGCTGGCCCGATGCTCGATTTATTGAGTACGAAAGTGAACATGCTCATGCATCCGTGGTATTTAGTAGCCTGACACAAATTGTATATAACGCTGAAATTTCGGTTAAACCCATTAAGAATACTGAGGATAAATATTCTCCGTATCGTTGGATTAATCCGCAATTTAAAGATGCAATGATTGCTGAGTCTACTAGGCGCGGGATATCTATTAATGAAGCTTGGGATGATGTTATGTGGTGTGATTTGGAAGTAGAAGAAGATTTCTTAGCAAAAGCAGAGGGTATTTTTACTGGAAAAGAAATTGATACCCGTGTTCAAGTTCAACTTGATTTAGATGACGACCTTATGTTACAACTGGCAATGAAAGCCCATGAACAAGATATCACACTAAATAAAATGGTAGAACGCATCTTGAATGAAGTAATACTTGCCCATCAAAAAACTGTTACCGATTTAGTGTAATAATTCGTTAAATAATTGCAACTCTTAATAAGTTTTTATGAAAAAAGTAAAATCAATTTTGTTGGCATTATCATTAGTGATTAATACCGTTCATGCAGAATCTCCAACTGAGTATTGGTCAATGACAAATTTACTTACTAATCAAACATTAGTTACTATTAAAGCAGTAGAAAATCCAAGAGAATTTTGTGAGAAAGAAAGTTTTCGTTTAGGTAATCGTGGATTTATGGGTGTGCCTATTGTAGCATGTTCTTTTTGGATTAAAGACAAATGCACAATTATTGTTGGATTTGTAACAAATAATGATATTCTTGGACATGAACTTAGACATTGCCTTCAAGGAAACTTTCATTAATGAATATTAATGAGAGTTTATTTAAAATAAGAACTTGGATAAATAATGACTATAAAACTTACCCTACTAGGTTTGTCATTGAAGTATTGGCTTGGGCAATATCAATCGGCTGTTCGATTACAATGGCGGTCACAGTACCAACTCCGCCTCTTATTATACTTTATCCTATATGGATTTGTGGCTGTGCTATGTATGCTTGGGCTGCTTATACTCGTAAGTCTTTTGGTATGATTGCTAACTATATCTTATTAGTTACAATTGATAGTGTTGGGTTAGCACGTATGTTATTAAATTAAACTAAGGAAATTAAATGAATAAAACATTCACTGTTATTTTAGAAGAAGATCCAGAAACTAAAGACCTTATTATGCCACTTCCTGAAGGGATGTGTGATGAATTGGGATGGGAAATAGGTGATTCTCTTGATTGGTCTGCATCACCTGATGGGTCTTTTTTACTAAGTAAAAAACAAACCCAATGGGTCTTAGTTGAATGTGTAAGTACATTCCGTCAACGATATATGGTAGAGGTGCCTGTTGGCACTGATGACCAGGGCAATGATAAAACTCTATGGGCATTAGATACTGTAACAATGGAAGAAGCCAAAGAGTTTAGCCAAGAACATATTGGTGAGCAGATTGTTAGTCATCGTGTCGTAACTAAAAAGGAAGCATTGGAGTTGTGCGACCAAGATAATGATTATACCAAGTCTTGGGATAAAGAAACAAAAATGAAAACTTTTTTCACTTCATTAGCAGAACAAGAAAATGGAAACACTTGAAATATTAGCAGCTCCTTATCAACCAACTAAAGATTGGGGTGATAAGGAATGGAATAAGTTTACCAAATGGTTAAATGGTATGCTTAAAATTAATGAAAGTACTACAGTTACCTTTACTAAACAAGATGGTACTGAACGTGTAATGAATTGCACCTTGAAACCTGAATTGTTGCCTGTAGTTGAAGTAAAGCCCTTAGCAGAAGGAAAGACTCCTCGGAAAGAATCAACTACTACCATGAGAGTATTTGATTTAGAGAAAAAAGAATGGCGTAGTTTTACTACCCAAAGTGTCACTAGAGTAGAATTTAGTATTCCTTAAAGGTAAAAAATGTTTAGTAATAATATTGATTTATACAATCCAGATTTTGTTATTGATTGTTCTAAGTTATTAAATTGTAGAGATATATATACAAAAATGAGAAATCAAGGGATAGTAAAAGCATATGTATATGGTATGTGCTTTAAACCCGGACCATTGACATATGACTTTTCTAAAGTTGGAAAAAGTTGCCCTAACTTAGGTGAAAAGAGAGAATATCAAGTTGGTGAACGCATAACAAGACAACTTAGTTGGGTCCCGGGTTGGGAAGAAGAACATGTACATAGTCCACATGGTGCAGATTTTTGGTTTGGTGTTACTCGTATTTTGATACCGAACAGATTGCTACCATCAACTTTTAATAAGAATGATGTTACTATTGCTGTTTGGGATATCTCTAGCAGAATGCCTATTGCAGATATTTATGGCGGTGAAGAACAAGCAACTGGTTGGGCTGAAGGAGAGTTAGCACACCAATATAAAAATGCTTTTAGCAGACTTCCACATCTTAATATTCAAGATCCTTCGAAAGGTAAACATTACAAGAGAGGATATGTGTCTAAGTCTAACTTAGACCAATTTGTTCAATTTGCTTGACAATAAATAGAGAACATGCTATAATATGAGTTATGAAAAAGCAAATTCTCTCATTCGTTGTTGAACAGCCCAAACACAGGGCTCACCGTGTGTTGTTTCAAAACAACACACCGTTCAAACCCAAAACTGTACAATCTAAAATATTGTACAATCGTAAACCCAAACATTCCAAACAGGAGTTTTGATATGAACCCAGAATTGATCACACTGGATAGTCTGCTGTGCTGGCACGATTGGTATTATAACTACAGTGATGACCACAGTGTTTGGCAGCGTGGACAGCGTGAGCATGATTCTATTAATGAAGAACAGCGGCGTCTAATCCACGAGGTCAAGGTTCCGGTAGAGGAAATCCTAGAATTGACAAACAAGTATCGACCCAAAGGTTGACATTAAATCGGTTTGGTGCTATAATAGACTCTTAAACAGTTAATTAAAGGATAAACAAAATGGATAACTTAGTAACAGTAGGAGATTTGATACGTCAGTTGTCGGCATTGCCTCAGTATGCTAGGGTGGTCTTGCATGGCAGTAATGAGACCTACGATGGCTTCAGCCATCCCGGGGTTGTTTTGGACGAAAATGGTACGGTGCATGTCTGTGAGCAGGATGCGCCTGAGGGTTGGGAAGATTCGTATGATGAGGAAGATCCGTACGATGTTTTGACCACGTGGTCAAAACGTCATAAATGCCATGTTGCCAGCAGAATAATTGATCCAAAATAATAGTTGACATTTAATCCAAAATCTGTTATAATAGACTCTTAAACAGGAAAACACTATGCAAGACACTATGACACGGCAAGAAGAACTCCAGTCAATCTACTGGGATATGTACAAGGATGCCCATGGTATTCGCCCGCGCGGTGTTGATACGTCCGACTGGACCGAGTTGGCGTTCAACGAGGAGTTTGAGTACCTGACAAAAATGATCCAAGACAATCACATGTTGCGTGAGGCTGCTGAGGACAAGGCTGCTCACCAATTTGAAATGCGAGTACAAACCGTTATTGCATGCGGTGCTAAGGACCGTGAGATGGCCATGCGTTGGATCCATGAGGCTGAAGGCTCCAATGGTGATGACGAGTATCTGTGCTATCTGATTGGCTTGCCCTATCGTTACTTTGCTAAGATGGCTGCGTAAATCAGGGCACTGCTTGACATTTAATCCAAAATCTGTTATAATATATTTTTTACTAACTACTTAAAGGAACTACAATGCTTTCCATTCAAGAAATTAATTCTGCTATTATTGCTGGTAATTTTACTAATGATCAAATGACTAGCATTAGTGATGCAGTCAGGTTTGCCCGAGCCCAACTTGGACAGCAAAACAAACGCAATTTCCAAGTTGGTGACAATGTTAGCTTCAACAGCACCAAACTTAGGCAGACCGTAAGGGGCAAGGTACGCAAAATTGCCATTAAGTATGTTACAGTAGACACTGGACAAACTCTGTGGAAAGTACCCGCTAGTATGCTTTTGGCTGCTTAAGGAGTAAATCATGGATAAAGTTTTTGTTATCGTTGGTGCAGTTGTTCTAGGTCTTGTAGGCTTGCTGGCTCTCAGTTTCTTGTTGAGTTGGCCTGTGTATATGCTTTGGAATGGTTGCTTAGTTGGAGCCATTGCAGGAGTTAGTGAAGTGTCTTGGTTGCAGGCATGGGGACTGACCGCACTATGTGGTTTCTTGTTCAAAGCTCAAATTTCAAAGACCAAATAGTCAATTAAAGGAAATATGAATATGATTAATCGTATTAAAGAATATTTTTATAAATTTCAACTTTATGGTGAACCCATTGTATGGGCAGTACTTACTTGTATTGGATTTTTTCTTCTTTTGAAGAACAACTAATAATGGGCAACCAAACTGTTGACAACAACTACAGTTTGTGTTATCATTATAACAGTGCTGATTAATGATAAAGGCACATTTTAAAACTTATCTTTTATTTAAAGGAAAAAAAAATGACTAAGGAAACTTTCAAAGTCGCTGGTATGACTACTAATAATGGTAATACCAAAGTTCGGTACACTGATGACATGGTCCGTCGCATTAAACAATTTACTAAAGGTGGACATACCCGTGTAGATTTTGTTGAATTGCCTAGTGATATGACAAAGATTGAGGCGTTGAACTATTTGGCTCTTCATGCTGATTTTCAATCGCCGGCAGATCAAGCAACTATCAGTGATACATTGGCTGATAAGACAAAGGAATTGACAAAGGGCACTGTAAAAGTCAAAATGGCTCAAGCAGTTACTAGTCGTGCAGTAAAAACTGCTAAACCTAGCATTGATGCTATCAAAGCACGTGGTAAAAAGGTCAAAGTGTCCGCAGAAGACATTTTGGCTGTTGTAACCGAATAAGTTAAGGACGGGGCCCTAGGGCCCTTAATATATGAGTCTAAAAACATTTCGTAATGCATTTTCTCCAAAGCGTGATTTTAATCCTGCCTCTATTAAAGACTTACAAGAATTGAAATTCTTTAAAGAAAATAATAAATGGAAAACAGGATGTCCGTTTCATATTGATGATCCATATCTAGAGATTCCGTCAATGTGTGATAATAAATTTACTAATTACATGTTATCTAAGATGAAATAAGAAAAGCCCCGTAAGGGGCTTTTTTAATAGTAAAAAATTTAGT